AGATGACCGCGACGACGAGCCGGCCGAGTGGCAGGAGTGGCGCGATTATGACCCGGAGTGTTGAAATGACCTTTACCCAGCTCAACCCCACAATTCCGCTCAGGTCGCCCAAAGCTAGCGGCGAGGCTGTTGCGGTTATTGACATGTCGCTAGAGCACGATCTTATGTGGGTCATCATAGACGACACCACCGGCCAAGTGTGGACCGTGCCTAACCGCGACGTGCGCGCCTATGCAAATTATAGCGCGGGGCGGAACCTCAAGCCTGCCCACACAACGGAAACGGTAGAACAATCTTGCGGCAACGTGTTTGCCGACATAGGGCTGCCAAACGCGGACGAGCTTTTGGAAAAGGCGGATGCTATCATCCGCAACATGCCGACCGAGCCGCCGTCTGCGAAACAAGCGGTTGCCATGCTGGACGCTTTTGCGGCACAATGGATCGCGCAGCCTGGGGCGACCAAGCGGCTACTTGATACGTGTTTAACAGCGGATCAGGTTTTGCGGGTGCTGCAGATGATTGCCAAGGACCCGGTTGGCTTGGCGGAAGGCGCACCCGATTGGATGCCTGATTTTATGGGAGAGGCGAAGCCATGAGCAACCGTGAAGAACTCCGGCGGGCTGTAGCGCGTGCGATCCTTGAGGCTCAACTGTGGCCAGAAGCCTACGCAAAAGCGCCTGAAGCCGAACGAAACCACGCGGTGCACCAAGCAGACGCCGCCATTGCGGCCTATGAGCGCCACCGGCCACGGATAGCTGCGCCGGAAGGTTGCCAATGTGGTCACGACGACCAATGCGCGTTTGCTGCCCGCGCTGAGAAGGCCGAAGCCGAGCGGGACGAAGCGCGCCGCCGCTTCAATGACAAAGACCTTTGCCTGCATGGTCAAGCCCCGTGCGAAGACTTGCTTGCGGCCGAGCGCACAGCCTACAGCGCAGGCTGGATCGCGGGCCGGGACGCGGCGGCTGAAGCCGCATACGCGGCCGGGCCCAAGGAAGGCCCCTTGTCGATTGTTACGCAAGGCTTTGTTGACGCCATCCGCGCACTCAACCCACCGGAGGACAAGCCATGAGCGAATGGGTTTTGGTGCCGTCTGAAGTCGACGACGAGACTTGCGAGGATATTTGGAACGTGGCCTACGGTGAATGGGCAGAATTTGGCTCAATGGATAAAGACGCCGGGCGCGCCGCAATCGTGGCCATGCTCGCCGCTCGCCCACCCATTCCGCGAACCGTGTGGGACGCGATGGTGGAGCGGGCTTACGCCGCGCTGTGGACAGATGGGAAATACAATGGCGTGGACGCTGCCCTCCGCGCCGCGCTGGGGAATCCGACAATTGAAGAAACTTACGAAGATTGGTCTGCCCGCATAACAGGAGATGAGACGTGACAATACCGCCGTTCAAAAATAGAGAAGATTTACAGCGCGCCTTTGACGACGCTAAAGCGCGTTACGACGCAATGACGCCCGAACAGCAAAAAGCTATGTGGGAAGCGCAACGCCAATCGTGGGCGCGTTCTATGGAACCTTGCGAGCATGGCGTGCGTGATTGGGAAACGTGCCCGGATTGTCTCAACGGTTTTAGAAAGGACACCCCATGACCCGCCACATACTCGCCGTCGCTCTGTGCCTTGCGGGCACGCCAGCCGGTGCGCATAGCTGGTACGACCCATACTGCTGCAACGACAACGATTGCCAACCGCTAAAGCCTGGGGACGTGATGGAAGGCCGCAACGGCTACACGATCAAGGGCGAGCACTTCGTGCCCTACAACGACAAAGCCATAAGGCCCTCGCAGGACGGCCAGTACCACTGGTGTGAGTACCCGAAGGGCGTCGTGCGGTGTTTCTACAAGCCGGAGCCAGGCGTCTAACCGTGTACACACTTTGCTGAATTTGTGTACACGCTAAACCGGATACCCCGTAATCTCATCAGGTGCCGGATCAATAACAGCAGGCGGCGCGGGCTTCGGTTCACGGTTGGGCTTGCCCTGCGAGCGCAAGAAAGCTAGGGACGCACCCCGCTTCCATTCGCTTAGCTCGCCGTCGAGCCGCTCCGCGTGCGCGTACTCGACCACTAGACGGCGGCAAGCGTCCTCGAATGCGCGGCCGACGTGCCCGTGGTGTTCGTCTAGGAGCGTCTGGCGAATGGTTTCGTAAGGGTCGGTCATGCTGGCGTCCTTGTCGCTTGTGTAAACGGTGGAATATGTGCTATCGTTTAGCATGACAAACACATCAAAAGGCCGTCAAGGGTTTCAATCTACACACGGTATGCGCGATGCGCCAGAATACCGTGTTTGGAACCATATGAAATTGCGATGCCATAGCCCAACGAACACGGGTTATTACAAATATGGAGCGCGCGGCATATTTGTTTGCCGCGAATGGCGGGAAAGCTTTGAAGCTTTTTATGCAGATGTTGGGCCGCGTCCTAGTCCACTTCACTCATTGGACCGCATAGATAACAGCGGCCCTTACGCGCCGTGGAACTGCCGCTGGACAGATGCAAAAACGCAGGGCCGCAATAAACGAAATAATATTTTGATTACTGCTAACGGTGAAACGCTTTGCATTAGTGAGTGGTCAGAACGCTTAGGCATCCATCCTGCAACCTTAAATATGCGATTTAAGGCGGGATGGGCACACGAAGATATTATTAACCGCCCGGTTCAGAACCACGCACCAAACATGGTTGAATACAAAGGACAACGACGGCCAATTGAGGATTTTGCGCGCGAGGCTGGAATACACCCGCAGACTGTTAAAAAGCGCGTTAAGTCAGGGTGGACGTTAGAAGACGCTTTGACAATTCGACCTGAACAGACAATTCCCGTAAAGCGTTTGGCAGAAGAGCACGGAATGTCAGTTTCTCTTTTGCGTTCTAGGCTTGGCCACGGGTGGTCTTTAGAGCGGGCTCTTTCTGAAAAGAAAGGCCCGCAACACGGGCGGTGGGGGTCTAAGCGTAACGGGACGCAAGTTCATTCATCGGAATGAACGTGTGCCCGATAATGTGACCGCCTTGTAAAATTAGGTCCACAACGCCCCAGGTCCATGCAGACGTGGCAACGCGAGCATATGGCTTGATGTAGCCCATTGGAAGAGCTGTTCCAAGGTTTACCAACTCGACGCCGCCCATCGGGCCAAGTTTATGAACATGGAGCATTTGCATACGGTGCGTGTGGCCATGTACCGCGCTCATGCGAGATTTATTGGCAATTGAATTCATCCACTCGCCGCCCATCAATTTTCCCATTAACCCAAATGGGCTGTGGCAAAATCCGACACCCGCAATAATTAGCCACTCGCCTTCTTTGTGCAGCTTAATGTCGAACCGCGCGAACACGTCCATAAGCGGCTGCGTAAGCATTCCCTCAGCCGATGCGCTGGCGTCTTCAAAGCGCCACACGCGGCCTTCATGATTACCGGCCGTGTTATCCGTGCGGATGCCGTCCGCTTCCTTGCGGTACAGGCTAAACGCTTCCTCAAGGCTTTCAAGCTCGGAGGCAAAAGACGGCTGCAGTTTTTGCGCGGCGCTCCCCGGCTTGGCGTGGCTTGACAGGCTGTCGAAGTCTGCGGTGTCGCCAATCATCACTACACGGTCGGGCCGCGTGGCTGCCGCGTGCCGACCGATCCACCGGAAACGTTCCTTGTCCAAGCCGGGGCTGTCATGCAAATCGCCAATACCGAGAACGCGCGTGACAGGCGCATCCTGGTATGGCGACGACACGGCCTTAACCCGAACGCGGGGCCGTGATATCGTTTCCGGGATAATGATGGCAGGCTGTGGGGGTTTGTCGGCAGGCGTTATCCCGTAGGACAGCCGGGCCGCATCCAAGCGACTGTAGATCGTCGTGCGGGGCACGCCTAGGGCCTTCGCGGCTTCGGACGGGCTTCCGGTGGCTTCCACGGCGCGCACGGCCTCTAGCGCGCGCGTGCGTGACAGCGGCGGCGTGCTCATTTACCGCTCTGGGTTATCGTGGGAGAAACGCGGCAACGAATGCTCCAATTTTCCCGCTCAGGAACCCCGCTAGCCCTGCAACCGCCAGCAAAGCCCACCGCGCCCCGCGCGCCTGCATAAGCATTGAATGAAGTTCATCAACTTTTGATGACATATGCTCGACCGTTGCGGACATATGCTCAATTTGGACTTCCAGCGCACGGATGCGCTCGCGCTCTTCCATTGTCATCACCCGCACCGCTTGCGCCAGTATTCGTTGACAACCAGCACGGCCACAACGTCCGCGTCGTCCATTGCAGCGATTGCCTGCTTGGACAGCCGCACGGGCTGGTTGGTCAAGCAATAGCTGTCAACGGGACCATTCATCGAGCAAGCGCTTACGGCGAGCGCTAGCAGGCAGGCGCATAATAGCTTCATCGGACTTGACCTTCTGTCGAACCGCGTCGAGTGACGCCTGTGTCTGTTTCAATTGTTCGTCACGTTTGCCGGCGCTGTAGACGCGAGCGACAATCACGGCAACGGTCGCCGCCGCCAGGAGGCCAAGCGCAAGGTAGCGCCCGACCCTCGAGCCAATAAGCCAGGAGAGAAAACTAAGCATCGTCGCCGCCCTTTAGAGCCACGTACAGCCCCGCCGCGCACGCCACGATGGTCAAGGCGACAACGGCCCACTTGAGCCATTCTAGGCCCTCAGAGAGGCCCTGTAGCTGCTGTGCGGCGGCTGTAGCGGCGGTAGCGACAGCGCCGGCCGTAGCGGCTGCAGCGGGCTTGACGCCAGGCTTGCTGGCGGCCTTAGTGTCAGACGCGCGAGCCTTTTCGTTTGCGGGCTTGGCGTTATCAGTTGTGACATCGACCGGCCTGCCCTGTGACATGGCCTTTGCCTTGGTGCGCACGCCCTCAATACGCCGCGTCCATCCTTTGCCGAATGCGTCAAACGTGGACAGGGACCGCACGAAGGCCAGCCGCGCGTTGCACAGTTCGTCGATCATGTCGGCCGCGAACTGCTTGCGGACGGCGGAAAGGGTCATCTGCCCCATCACGCCGTCCGGGTTAACGCCCACGATCCGCTGCAGCGTTTTGACCGCACGAGCCGGGCCGCTGTTAACGGCAAAGTCAAACATGGCGAAGTCCAAGCCGGACGGCAGATCGTCACCGCTTACCGTGCGCCAGTAGCCGTCGCGGTAAATGGCTTCTAAATCTGACCGAGAGATTGCCTTTAGTTCTTCAACGGTTACGGCACGACGTTTGAAAGCCGCAAATCTGGCAATCGTAACGCCCCGCATAGTTTCTTTTCCTGGGTCTCTTTTGTGGTTCGAAAAACCCCCTTCATAGACTAGCGTGCCTTCCAGCGCCGTGTTAAAGTTCTCTTTCATAACATGATTTCCTAAGGGCAACGGAAAGCGACATGACACAAGCAATAGACGTAACAGGCCACCGTTACGGTCGTTTGACAGCGCAGTACCGCGTTCCTAGTGAGGGGCGGCGGACAATTTGGCGGTTTCGTTGTGATTGCGGGACAGTTAAGGACGTTGAATTATCAAGCGTTCGTTCTGGTATTGCGCGCAGTTGCGGGTGCTATCGTGCTGAATTGACGGCTGCTAGATCACTGAAACACGGTCACGCGGTGGGGCAAACAAAAGGAGAAAAACGTTCCAGAACGTTGAAATCGTATCAGCACGCAAAACAGCGCTGCACAAACCCAAGAGATGCTAAATTCCCTTATTACGGCGGAAAGGGAATTAGCATGTGTGAAGCGTGGACGGCGGATTTTAGAAACTTTTTGGCTGATATGGGCGAATGTCCGGTAGGCAAAACGTTGGACCGTATTAACCCGCACGGCAATTACGAACCTGGGAACTGCCGTTGGGCCACGTCAAGCGAACAGGCCCGCACCCGAACCGATAACGTGATCGTTCATCACGAAGGCCGCTCGATGATCTTGAAAGACTTTGCGCGACTTATGGACGTTGAATACAAAACGCTTCATGCTCGCGTTCGATACAAAGGAATGAAACCTGCGGATGCTGTTGTCGGGATGCGGCGTTTGTCAGCGTCGTAAGCCGCCCTCGTAGACAAGCGTAGCCGCCAGCGCGGCGTTAAAATTGCTTGCGGTCATGACCCAGCCTTTACAATCCAGTTAGTGCCGTTGGACTTCAAAATCGCCCATGCCCCAGCGCTTGCCGCCAGGATTGCGGTTCCCGCTGCGGTCCCCGTGCGAGGCACCACGTTGCTTGACGCGCTGACCGTCGTTTGCGCGACCGTCGTCCGCACCGCGATCTCGCGCATCGGGTACGCGCCAGCCGAAGGCAGCGTCAGCGTGCAAGTGCCAGCGGCGTAGGTGACGACGAGGCTGTCGTCACTATCGACCGTTGTATAAGTAACCGTGCTTACGGTTGTTTCCGTCGTCAGGAGCGGCGTTTCAACCGCGTCCGCAAACAACGAACCCTCATAGTTGCAACGGTGCTTCCCGCCCGTGACCGTCACGTATTGAATGCGTCGGCGCGATGCGTCGGGGACGTAGCCGCTGACGGACCGAAAGCCTGACTTGACGTTCACCAAGCACCGGGTTGCGCCCGTCGTGTCAATCTGCACAACTGTCGTGCTATAGTTTGTGGTTCCGTTCTGCACGAAATCGCAGCCGGTAATGTCGTACAAGCAGTCGTAAGCGTCGTGGTCAATCCAGACTTCGGCCTGAACGCGGTTTGTCTCAAAGTGGACCCCGTACAGCGCAAGGCCGTAGGCCCCGTTATAGCCCGCGTTGGTGATCCGAATACACCAACGATTAGCCTCCGACACCCACGCTCCGGCCAGCCCGTTTGCCTCCATAGCGCCGCCGATGAAGGTGACGTTCGCAGATTTTGTGAAGTGCGCACCATACATGCGATTGTTGGAAACCGCGCAATTGACAAACGTCAGTTCGTTTGGGGGCGAACCAATGCCAACGCCAAGCTGACCACTGTCAACGCCGCGAATGCCGTAGTTGTTAAACACAAATTGGCAGTCATGAAACCCTGCGCCCACAATGTCCGTCATGTAAATGCCAAACGTCATGCTATTGACGCTAACATCTCGGAAATTTACCCAAATAGCTTGATAAAGATCGATCCCGGTTTGACCTGTCCCCGATTGCGCGACCGTCGCCGGGTTTGTTCCTTGGATCGTGAACCCTGAAAACGTTTGCCGGGAGTATGAACCAGCCAAAGCTGTCCAAGGCGTGCCAATAATCCGAAGGCACGACGTAGAGTTTGCCCCCGCGTAATAAAAGATTGTAGACCCCGACCCGTCGCCTTCAATGCTAGGGTGCGTGAAGTCTGTAAGGCTTGTCGCTGCCGCTTGTCCTGTCAAATTAACAAGGATTGGCGTGGTTACATAGTATCTTCCAGACGGAACATACAGTTTACCGCCTACCGTAATCAGGTAATTTAAGGCGTTGTTGAAATACGGGCCAACGTCTGTTGACGAAGAACCGGCTTTAATCCCGGCGTGCAAATTAACAGGGATAAAATCAAGAACATTTACAAAATCGCCTGCTTTTGCTGTCACTAATCGAGAATTGGCCCCCGTCCCAGATTGCGTAAACGTAGGTGCCGCAAACGTGCCTCCAGCAGACAGGAACCGCCCCGCCGCCGCGTCACCCGCCGCAGGCGCAGGCACAAGGCCCTTGACGCCTCCGCTGCCGCTGTCACCCGTAAAAGCTGGCAAAACGCCGTTTGCCTGCGCGCCTGTCAGCGCAGACGCCGCCGCCGTGCCGCCTGACACGTTGCCGAGCAACCGTTGATCGGCGAGAGTAGGGTACGATACAGCAGTTGCCAAAACCTCTTGATAGACTGCACCGTCGCGCAGCAGAACCTTTGCTGTGCCGCTAACGCTGCCCGTCGTGGCAAGGGTTGAGCTATCATAAGACAAGTCAAGCGTGCCGTTGGAAAAGTCGGCAACAATTGGCGCGGTAGCTTCTACAGCGGCCGGGTATCGTGCGAGAAGCCTTGCCTTAATCATTGTCCGACAACCCCGTTGACGATAGGCACAACGCCTAGAATTAGCTGCGTGGTAGCCGGTGCGTTGGTCATGATAACGCCGACTTCATAATTACCGGCCGCAAGACCAGCCATGTCCGTTGCGCGAAACGTCCAAGTGAACACGCCGGTTGACGGGATAGTAATCTTGCCGTTTGTGGTTGATGCCACTAGCGCACTATCGGCAAAGCCGTTGTAACCGTAACCGCCTGGACCATAGTTGCCGCGCACGAACCCTTGACCACGCGGCGTCTGCCAACTGACTTGCAGCGTAATTGTCCACCCCGTCAGATCAATTAGATCGCCGGTTTCTTCGTCAGTTAGCTCGACGCTTTCAATCCAGTCGGCGCAGTTGGAAACCTGCTTAAAGTTGATCTGATACATGCCGCGCCCTTACAATTTCTGGTAGAACGTGCCCGCGACGGTCGGCTGCACATTGTTATGCGCAAGACCGCTGCCGGTAGCGTCGGACGTGAACGTGTGCGTGTGGTCGCCTGCCGACGTGGTAGCTGTAGCAACAGCGCCCGTGAGGCCGTTGCCCGCACCAGGGGCAAACGACGGGGTTGTTGACGGAAAGTTGTAATTGTGGGTATGCGCACCGTTGGTGGACGTGGTGCCCGTGTGCGTATGCGACGGCATCCCTTGCGTAGTTAGCGCCACGCCTTCGTCGCCACCCGCCGAGCCGGGGACTTGCGCGTCAGCAATGGTTGAGAACCTAGCCGCCGTTCCGCTCGCGCCAGCCGTGGCAGCGTTGGACATTGTAATCGTGGTGCCGCTGATTGCGGTAACGGTGGTGCCTGTCGGAATGTTTGTGCTGACAATGTACATACCGACGAACAAACCGGACGCACTGGCCACGGTTGCCGACGTGCTGGCGTTGACCGTCGTGACCGTGGTGGACACTTGCAGCACGTTGGCCGCGCTGTTGCCCATGTCGTCAAGACCGGCGGGCACACGCCCGCGCATGTCTATAACCTGAATGGTCTTGTTAGCGGCGAAGTCTGCAACCGCGCTTGCGCCACGGCCACCCGACACAGGGGCAACTGTGTTAGAGTTGTTCGCCCACAGAAAGGCAAACAGGTTTGCCGTGTCCGCGTTAGCGCGTTCCGTGGCGCCTGACGCCGCGTTGCCGATTGTCCTGCCGTTCAGCCTTACCCATGCCGTACGGGTGCCGCTGACCGGCTGCCACATGACATCGCCGGTTTTGAACAGCAAGTCAGGATCAACCGTGCCGCCGCCGCCGCTGGTCACGGTCGGCGCGGGATCAACCGGCCCACCCGCCGCAAGCTGCACACCGGTCGCAGACGTAATCAGGAAATTATAGGTCCCGGTCGGCAAGAATACAGCCGGAAACATACCGGCAGAGTCGGCGGTCACACTAGACCCGAGCGGCGTCGTTAGTGCATTATCCGTGTACACGACGCGGGGCGTAGTCGTGCCGCCGTTGTAGAAGTATGCAATCGCGCCAGGATACGCCACGCCGTTAACGTTGCGCATTTGGTCGAATGACTTGAACCATAAGGTTGCCATGTTGGCCCCGTGCGATTGCTAATTGTTGTTTTAGTGTGGCTGGTCGTGCCGCCGTTAACGAGCGTTTGGCTTGCGTTCATTGTCGCCAGCGCGCGACGGCAACCCACCTTGGATTGACCGCATAAGCTCTTGCGCCGTGGTCTGGACACCTGACCGCTCGCCAATCGTGGCTGCGAAATTGCGGCTTGCACGGTCAAGCGCGGCGTAACTAGCGGCTGTGGGGTTTGTCACCGTCGCGCTGTAGACCTTGGCCCACCGCGCCATTGACGACGCGCTCGCCGGAGACGCCAGCACAGAAGCTAGCCCACGCGCGCCAATGATGGTCCCGATGGTTGTTACCGGGTCAACCGCCATGCCGGCCAACATGCTGCCGCCCGCGACGTTCTGCGACGTGCCGGACGGGTTGGAGAACTTCTGCAGGTCCTTAAAGCGGCTGGATACGGTGGCGATATCGTCAAGCGCGCGCCCCAGATCGGCGCGGCCGGTGCCCTTAAACAACAGGTTTTTTGCTTCGTCCGACAGGTTGCCATAATCGGTCAAAAACCGCTGGCCACTGAATTGGCCCTGCTTGTCGCGCCCCATGCGGGACACCAGCGTGCCGGCCACTTCGTCCCATGTGTCCGTGCCAATTGCGGAGCGAGCCTTGCGCAGCAGGTTGACGTTGGCGCTGCCCTTGTTAGATGCCGCAAGCATGAGGCGGTTTAGGACGCCTTCGTCATTCTCAGCGCCGACAATTTTTTGCAGTTCTTCCTTGCGCTTGGCTGCAGCGGCAGCGAACTTATTAGCGCGCTCCCATGCCGACCGTGCAGCCGTGCCGCCTGCATTCTGCACGGTGTCGCCAAGGTCTTTCGTTAGTGCGCCGTACACCTGACGCAATTCCGCCTGCGGAATATCGGCTGCCGTCAAGTTAGGGCTGTCAATCAACCGGCCAATTTCGGACCGCAGCCGCTTCACGCCTTCATAGGTCAGGCCAGCGGGGTCCTTGATGGCGTTTTCTACCGCGTCAACCGCGCCGCCCGTAGCGTTCTGCAACCGTGCGGCCTGCCGGCTGGACAGGATTTGCGCCACCACACCTTGCGTGTTTGTCAATTTCGTCGTGGCGTTCGGGTTAACTTTTTGGTCAACCGCGTCATAAAGCTTTTCGGTTACATTGTTAACGCGGCCCTTCCAACCAACCGAGATAGCGTCCCGCACGTTGGCGCCCGCCTGCGCCGCGTCTGACCCGCCAAAACCGCGCGCCACGTCATCCGCAGCCGTACCAAGCTGCGACATAGCCCGTTCGGACGCCTTCACCAACGGATCGCCGGCAAACGGCACGTTCCGCACCGCAGCACCCGCGCGCTGTACCGCCATGCTGTCAGACGCAACGGCCTTCGGGACCTCTACGCCAAGCCGCCCGCCAGCCGCCGCCACGTCCGCGCCGGTAGGCCCTGCGCCAGCAATAGGAGGCGCACCCGACGCGCCCGCCATGTAGCGGCCTGCAGCGCCGCCAAGCGCACCAAGCGGCACGCCTACAGCCGCCCCTAGTGCGGCGTCGCCAACGCGGTCCGCAGCGCCTTCGCCACCGCCTGCGCCGTAGATTGCGCCCGTGATAGCGCCAGCCTGCGCGCCAGTCTTTAGCGCTGTGCCTAGGCCCTGATTAAGCGTTGGCGCGATGGCGCGCGCGACCGGGTTAGCAATCGCACCCGCAACGTTGCCGACAATCGACGTGATCGGGTTGGCGCTGGACGCATCCGCGTCGCGCTGGCGCTCTTCTTTCAATTTGACTTCATACAGACGCCCGGCCCTGTCGCCAAAGATGCCAGGTGCGACTTGCTCAAGGCCCATGTTAATCAAGCCGGTGATAACGTCCACCGCGCCAAGGTTGGGCAGCTTGCTCCCGGTGTCCGGCCGAGCAAAAGGCGAAGCCGCTGCCGCCGCCGACATCTCGTCAGCTAGGTTTCCCGTGAAGCCTTGCGCAACGCCCCTAGCGGCCGTTTCCGCCATACCGGGCACCATTGCGCGTCCGGTGCGTTCCAAGCCTTCCTTAAGCCCCGCAGGGGCTTGCTGTGGGGCTGGCATGTCAAACTGGCCAGCATAGGGCGACGGTGCGGGCGGCGGCCCTGCAATAGCGCGGCCAGCCTCAGCGCCAAGCGCCTCCTGCGGCCCCATCAACTGCGACAGGGCGGACGGTGCGGGCGCGGCAGGCGGCGCGGCAGGCTTGGCGGCGTTCCGCTTGAACGCCTCATATTCCGCCGTTAACTTCTTTTCCGCTAGCGTGTTCACGGTGTTTTTGACCTTGTGCAGCAGGTATTCAGTTTGCAGCACCGCGTCGTTAACGGGCGGCAGTTCCCTGCGCTCTACGGGCATCGGTGCGGGCGTAGGAATGCCGGACTGTTCACGGGGTCCGCCGCCACGATGCGCGCCTGCGACTTCCTGAAACCAAGGCGGGGTGTCGGGCAAAGACGTGTACGAATAATTAGGCCCCCACGCGCGCGGTGCGCCGGGGCGGTTGTCAACGTGAATGCTGTCGCTGTCCGGGTAATAGCCGAGCCCCGTCGCGCCGCGTTCCCGCCACCAGTTGAGGGCCTCGCGCTTGCGTTCGTCCGGCAGCCCACGTACCGAGAAATCAAGCGCACGCCCGTCGAGATGCGCGCTCCCCGACGCGCCGCCAACGCGCCGATTGTTGAACGGATCACGAAAACCGGAAGTCGGGCGCACTTCGGGGAACGCTTGCGAGAACTCTTCAAACGCGCCAGACATTGAGGGGTCAAGGTTGCGTGTATCAACCATCAATAGCCCTCAGACTGCATTTGCGTGAAGGCGTCAGACTTTGACATGCCGGACTGCGTAAGCTGCTGGAACCGCTGCCCGAACGGCAACCGAGCGGGGGGCGCGGACTGCTGCGGCGCGACACCCGAAGGCATGGCAGGACCGGCCGGCGCGGTAATGCCTAGGTCCGCAAGCGGATAGCCTAGCGCGGCCTCGATCTGCATTGGGTCCACGCCGGTTGTGATATAGTACTTGGCCAACGTGCCGGCTGCTCGCTTTGCCGCCGTGGCTTGGCGCTGCAGGTTGGTGCGCACCTGATCCGGCGTCATGCCGGGGTTAATGTCGGCCTTGTTAAACTCGCCCGCTTCCGTGGCAGTCAGTGCCGAACCAAACAACTGATTGCGGATGATGTTCTTTTTCGATTGGTATTCCTGCCACCATTGCGCCTGTTCGCCAAAGTTGCCGACATTGGTATTGCGGCCAAGGGTGTTGGCCGCTTCGCCCACAACGGAACCCAGCTTGTAGCCGGCAAAATCGTCTTTGAACCCGCCCGCGATGCGGTTAAAGTCGCCAGCGGCCCCGCCACGCTCGCCCAGTTCCTTAACAACGTTAAAAGGAAGGTCCTTTTTGTTGAACTTGCCGACTGCTTCAGCGTCGGCCCTCTTTTTGGCGGGGTCTTCTGGGCCGCCAGGAATAGGCTCATAACCGCCTGCCGAAGTCGGGCGATACCCAGCAGGCACGCGCCCACCTTCAAGCGTTTTGCGCTGCAGATCGAGCCCACCTTGCCGCAACCGGTTGGCTTCCGCGTCTTGCTGCTGGCGGTAATTAAAATCCCGCTCATTGGTCTGACGCAGGAATTGCCTGTCGCCCTGACTTTCCGCCAACCGCGCCGCCGTCAATGCGCCTTCCAAATCGCCGACGCCAAGCAACGTCTTGCCAAGGCTGCCAAGGTTCACGTTGCCGTTGGTGCGCTTGCTTTCTTCGGCAAGTGCAGCCTTGCGCTGGTCCTCGATAGCACGCTTGCGCGCGTCGTCGTAATTGCTGAAAAACGACTTCCCGATTTGCGACAGCGGCGTAAAGCTGTCAGTAGCCGGAGGGCCGAGTGGGATTAGCTGTAATGCCATGTTAGCCCCTTACCGCCCGCCGCCGCCGCCCGAACCAGTGAAGCCGGAGAACGCCGAACCAAGCGAGCCCAACCCACCGCCGCCCATGAACGACCCAAGCAACTGCGACCCAAGGTTGATGCCGCCGTAAATGGCATTCATGCGGTTCTGTGCAGCCTGATCGCCGGCCTTGATCCCCGACATGCTAATCGACGCGGCCTTGTCGCCGTATGCCGTCCCCATGTCGGCAAGCGTCCGGCCGTAGTTCATGGCAGTGTTGCCGGTGTCCGTGCCGTAGCCGTAAGCAAGCCGGCCTTGCGCGTCATATGCCTGCGACTGGCCCTGCACGCCCTGCATTGCGCCCTGCTGGCCGCGATACAGGTTGTTCATGTAATTGTTATACCAGTTGTTATATTCCTGGTTCGCAAGGCCCTGTCCGTACTGCTGCGCAGCCATCAGCGCATTGCCGGACGCCGCACGCCCACCAGCCGCCGCCTGCCGCGCAAGCCCCTGCTGGCCCTGCTGCAATGCGAACTGATAGCCAGGATTGGCCGTGAACATGCTGCCGAGCGTTGACTGCGACTCCGGCGTGTTGCCTAGGGCCGCCTTGTAGGCGTCGGCATAGTAACCGGCGTTCTGGCCAATAGGCTTGTAAAGGTCGCCGGCCTGCTGATAGTAGCCCTGCGCCTTGTCATAGCCTTCGCCCACGTTGGTGTTGTACGTGTCGAGGCCAGTCTTAAGGTCGCCTTTTGCCTCGTTAAAGGCGCGGCCAACTTCCTGTTGTGCGGCGTTGGCGGCCAAGCGGCCGGAGCGCCCGGAGAAAATGCTTGCGATATCAGCCTCCTATGGCTGTTTGTTACTATGGAACTTGCGCTTTGACATCAAGTAAAAACGCAATCAATTCGACTAGCCACGCCTGCCAAGCCGGCGTCAGGTTGCCGTTACCGTCCACCACAGGCACGGACGGCGGCGGCGGGCGAGGAACAGCGCGGGTGATGGCCATTACGGTTCTCGCAACGTTGCTTGCATCGCCCCGCCCAGAAGGCCCACATAAACCGGGTCGGACACTTCAAGGCGCCACTGCCGGCCGACCGGGCCGCTTGTGCCGGTGCGCAGCACGGTAATGCGTTGGCTATAAGCCCCGCCGCCGCCTAGCTGGCGCTCTAGGGGCTGTGAGAAGGTGACGCCATTGTCCGACCAGCTAATCCGCACTTTGGGGTTTGTCTCGATTGGATTAGACCCGTCAGCAAGGCCCCAGCCCATATCGAAGTCAAAGTCGGCGCGATGCACAAAAACAGGCTTTGGAAAGTCGGACGCAAAGCCGCTCGTTACCGACCACACGACAGGGTCGTTGCCTTCTTGGTAATAGGTGCTGTCGATCGAATACACGATGCCGTTCGTGCTATCGCCGCAAAGCCATAAACCGTAATTCTTGACCGTGCATTCGCCCCGCCACGTATCGGACTGGTAGGACGCGCGCTCGTGCCAAGTCTGCGTGGTCAGGTCATACACCCAACACCAATCCGCTGCCTTGAGGCTCCACAGCGCGTGGCCTTCGGACATATACACGCAAGCCTTGATCGTCTCAGGCTCGCCAGCGTTGGCCGTGGCCTGGATCGCCCGCTCAACGTCGTGCGTGCTGATCCGGGTCGGCGTGTAGCCCGCCATCTGGTAGACGATATTGTCGTCACCCACCCAAATGAGCGTGTTAGCCCAGCCATCCTCCCAACCCGCAACCGCCCACTGGCCGATCAACCCGCGCGGGATGACGGTTGAGCGCGAGAACGGGAACCCGGTCGCGTTGGCTGTATTTTGCCAAACCTCAATTGAGGCTTGGCCCATCAAAAGCAATTCCTGCCGAAAGAACACGCCGCGCAACAGCCCATCGGGCTTGCTTTCGGCGGTGGTGAAATCCAGCGGATTAATTGCGGTATCGTTCAGGCCCGACGCGATGCAAACGCCGTCGCCGTAGGTAAAAAAGAAATACCCGTCACCAAAGCACACAGAGTTAGGCGAGCCTACGTCCGCGTCAGGATACGGGATAGGCGCCGAACCCGTGAACACCTGGAACGCGCCGTTTTCCGTAACCGCCACTAAATCGGCGGTTGGCGTCTTGTTGTTCTTCGCCATCGTGATTGGCGTCGTGCCGGCCAGCGCGCCCAACGCGCTATTCACGTAAGCTCCGCTTGACGGTGCGATGGCTTCCAAGTGGCCGTCATAGGCCACCAGCGTGGTCGAGCCCACCGCCAGAAAGCCCCGGCAATGCACGCGGCCCCCGACGCTGTTCGCGATCCTATTCAACCCCGCCGTGCGCTTGCGGACGACCCTCTCCCTTGCACCGTCTGACAACTTTTCCGCGTAGGCGTTGACCATACGGCCCCCGCTTTCCTGCGGCCGGCCACCGGTCGAGGATGAAGCGGGGAAGGGTATGTCGGTCACTTACCAGCCGCCCCAACCATAGCCGCCGTAGCCGTAGCGCGCGCCGATCTGTTCAACCGCAAGCATCTGGCGTGTTCCGCGCGGGCGCACAACGTCCCTCAGCGTGCGCTCCGCGTTAACGGCGGCTGCGTCGAGGGCTTGTTTCTGACTGCCAATAATGCCGAACGCGCCAGCCAATTCCGCCGCCATGACTGCGGCAAACGGCAGGAAGAAAGCGTCTTCAATGTCGTCTAGGTCGGGAATAAAGCAAATAGCGCGCGCGTTCAGTTCTTCGTTCTTAGGCTGCAGCCGGCGAACGATAACGACGTTATCCTCAGCCGACACGCTTTGGCCGGCCGCGAGGACGCCGAGATTCTCCGCTATCGCTACCACCAGTTCCGCTTGCGTGCGCGCCATCGTCGTCCCCTTCGTCGTCAAGCACTAGCGGCAGCGCCGCGCGCTTCGTCCATTCCATCGCGTCCAAGTCAAACGGCGGAACCTCTATCCAGCCGCGCGGCAACACACCGTCCGCGAACACATGCGCACGCCCGTCGAGCGTGTATCCCCACCTAGGAGACGCCATCTGTAGTCCTCGCCTTCAACCAATCGCCAATGCAGCCCTTGAACTTGCTAGACCCGCCGACATGCGTAAGCGTCAACGAAGGGTCAAGCCAAATCTCGCCGCCAATGGATTGCCACTTGTGGCAAAAGTAAGCGTCCTCGCCGTACAATTGCCCGTTTAGAAACGGAGCCTGGAACCACGCATGAGCGTGCGTGTCCATGTGGGTGTATTTCTCGGCCGGGAAGGCGTCCCGCAACTTGCCGAACACGTCACGCGACAGGCTCATAAACCCGGTCGGCAGTGACGAAACTTTAATTAACCCTAGCTCGTTTGACCACAGTTCGGCGGTTTCCGTACACCAGCCGACCGAATAGGCTTCCGTGTCCTGCTTTAGCCTGTAGGCTGCGCCGACAAATTCAACCGGCATCCGTGCCAGTTTGGCAACCGAACCCGGTTCCCACTCCAGATCGGCGTCGATAAATACAAACCGATCCGCGTCACTGTCCATAAAGTCTTGCGCAAGCTGATTGCGCGCCATTGTAATTAACGAGCAACCGGGCAGAAAGTGCGTTTCAAGCGTGTCGCCAACGGCAGCGCAAACCGTCTGTTCGTCCAATAGCGACTTGACCGTGCCGGCCAATATCTTGCCGTCATAGGTCGGGATGGCTGCAAAGATTTTCATTCTTAGCCTTATATCAAACCCGGTATAGAAACGGGGCGACCGTTGCCAGCCGCCCCGCTGTATTGATTACGCCGAACCCTTAATCAGGCCGAGCGACACAAGCGCGGCCTGCATGGCATTCGTCTGCGCCGCAAGGGTCGCAATCGCATTGCCGATGATGGCCGAGTTGTAAGTGCCGGTCAGGGTCAAGATGCCGTTGGTAGCCGCTGCCGTGCCGCCTGAAGCGTCAACAACAGCCGCCTGGGCGGTAGCGGCGGGACGCGCAATCGGCGTGGCCCCGTAGAACGCAATAAGCGCAGTGGAAGCACGGCCGAGAACCGTGCCTTCGCTGTCGCCGTCACCAAGCTGACGCTGAAGTGCCATGATAAATTCTCCCCTTTTCCAGATTAGCGAGCCATGCGAACGGCAAGACGCGGATCAATGGCCGAGAAGCCATAAAGCACGTCAAGACGCCACATGGACGCATCGTTGATGCCGTCGTAAACCGGGATAACGCGGACCGAGAGACCCTTGTAGGTCTCGCGAGCAACGTCGACCGCACCCGGAGGACGATCCATCGGCACGACAGCAAGAGCAAACGCATTCTTGTGGAACGCGATGTTCTGGCTGTAGCTGGTAGACGCAGTAGCCGCCCACGTCACGACGCCACCCGAAGGAAGCGCAGTACCAGACGCCAACTGCACGGTCTGGAAAGCCCCGGACGTAATGATGGCCGGGGAGATAGTCAACGAAGCAACGCCGCCCGCCGAAGCAGTCGCCGCCGTGGTGACGACGAACTGCTGCGGATAGGGCAGAACTGCCTTGGTCACTGGATTGACAGCAAAGACGTTTGCGATGGTAAAGACTTCACCGGCCGCAATCGTGGTGGACACACCGAGGCCCGTAACGCTAAGGGTCTGAGTGTAGGTGTTAGCCTGCGCGCCAGAATAGGTCACTTCCTGGTTTGCGCCGTTGACAGTGCCGTTGGTGCGAGTGCCAGCCGTGAAAGTATTCACGTTCTGGGACATCATCACGTCCATGCCGGCCACGCCGGGCAGCGTCCCCTTGACGTAAGCAGGCGAAGCCTGTGCAGCGATAAACAGGCCAGTAAGGTTCGACACGGTGTCCCAGTAATCAGCCGGGGAAACCATGCCCATACGCTGATCGGTCGGGACGGCCATTTCGTCAAGGCGCTGCTGTGCCTTGGCGTAGGAGGCGAAACTATTCACGGTCGAGCCAAGCGTGCCGGTGTAGTTATACACGCGGGTGTAAAGGCTAGCCAGATCACGGTCGATCTTGTTGGCAATCTGGACCATCTGGGGCTTAATAACCCGTTCAGACAGATCACCAATCTTCATGGTCAGGTCAGCAGACGAGAACTTGAAGTCGGTTCCGATCTGCTGGTCAACGGTCAGAGTGGTCGTGCCTTCAATCACGTCCTGCACGCTCGCGACGTTGCCGGTACGAACCGAGAACTGCGCGGGCTTGCGGATCGAAATCGCCGTGCCGACCTTGTAGCCGTTGACGTTTTTGCTGTATTCCTCTTCGTATCCGCGATAGACAGACTTCGCGAACCGCAGTTCATTGTCAAGAATGACCAGCGCCTCTTTGGCGATGATCGACGGGTTAAGTACGGTATTGAGAGCCATGACGGCTGTTCCTTTGAGGGTTTAGCCCCTACCGCCCTTCGCCCTGTAGGCTGCGTATTCTTCCATCGACATTTCGGCCGGAGCCTTGGTCGGGGAAGCGCCGCCTTTTAAAGGTGCGACTGGCTTAGGTGCTGCTGTTGCCTTGTTCGGGTTTGGCAGTGACAGCCGGGCTTCCAGTCTTCCGATCTCGCGAGCCGCAGCGACAGGCGGCAGTGCGTTCAATCGTTCCAACTTGTCCGGGTTTTTCGCCAAGTGATACGCAAGCAACGCAGACTTTTCGCTTTCAAGGATCAAGCCTTCAACGTGTGGCGCAACAGGTGCTTTTTCTGCGGAACGCAGAACCGCGTCATAGTCAGAAATTGATTTACGGGCGGTAGCCTGCCCTTCCTCGTAATCTGACCGCAGATCATCGATGCGCTGCTGTTGGCGCGTCATGGTCTGTTCAACACGGCCCCGGATATCTCGCTTTGTCAGCGCATATTCAGTGCGCCACAATGCCTTCGCGTCTTCAAACGCAAGATAATCCGAGAAGTCCTGTTCGCGTGGCGGGGGACCAATTTCGGCCTGGATAGCGGCTTCCAAATCAGCCGGAGCACCTGCGCGTGATGCGCTGGCGCGAATGGCTTCAATCTCTGCCTGCAGTCGCCGGTTTTGGTCCTTAAGCCGCTGCACACCGGAGCGCCGCTTAGGCTTTTCAGCCTCTACGTCGTCCGCGTCGTTGTCGTCCTCGTTAGCGTCGTCTGCCTTGTCGCTTTCGTCCGCTTCCTCTGCGGGCTTGGCGTCTGTCTCTGGCTTGGTTTCGCCCTCGTCCTTCGTCACCTCAAAAGGATCGGGAAGGCTTACGGGCTGTTCGGCCTCAATAACTGGCGCGGCTGGCGCCTGCTCAATCGGCTGCGTGTCTTCGGTCATCCTGTAAATGTCCAATAAAAAACCCCACCGAAGCGGGGCGCGGTCATCATCGCGGCCGGCGCGTCATGCGCTGGCCTGCGTGAAGTCGTTCTTACCGACGGGGCATTGATCCGAGATTGAACCCACGGGCGGCAAGGATTGCGGCCAGCGACGGCGCGACGGGCGCGGTCGGAACCACAATGGAAAGGGTCGGGGCAACCGGCGCGGTCACGCGAGCGGGCATGACAGGCATACGGATTGCCGGGACGCGGTACACGGCGGCAGAAGCCGTGGACGCGGCGAGCGTCAGAACGGTAGCAAGAGCAAAAGCGCGCATGGGCTTAGCCTCCGTTGGAGAACACGTAGTCCGCGCCAGCATACATTGGCGACAGTTTAACAGCCGCCATGCGTTCGGCAGGCACGGCAGAGAACAGCAACCAAGGCTCGCCACGGCTCAGCGCGTCACGGTCGCAAGCGATCTCTAGGCCGGTCAGGGTGGTGTCGTAGGCGTTCAGAGCAACCCAGATGCGGTAGCCTGGCACGTCCACCTCAGCGCGGATCACGGTCACGGTGCCGTCGTCGTGCTGTGTGTACTCACCGGGCACGTAGGCCCGCACCGGCATCACGTTGGACCCGTTCCAATGCCAGCCGCCGTCTTCATCCACCATGCCAAACTGCGGAACAGCAGCGCGGGCTGCGGCTTCGTTTGCGAAAACCAAAAGATGGTCAATCATGCTGTAAGCGCCTGAATAGTGGCATTGCTTTCACGTGATGGAATGTAGAAAAGCCGGTACACGAACCCACTCATGGGGCGAATGCCGTCAAACCTATTGCTAATGTTTAACGTTGTAATTGTCGGCATAGTGTCAGCACTCACAAGCGCAGAAACCGTATTGCCGTTTGATGCTGACGCTACGCCAGCGGCATCAATGCCAAATGCAAACTTGTTTATTGCGTTGATTGGTGTTTGGCCGACTACACCACCTGAGGTTCTATTGGCTCCAGCAACGGCTTGGGTTTGTGTTGCGTTTGACGGCCCAAGAAAAAGAACCTCATTTAGATTGGCTGTAGTCCCATTTGAAGCAGAAAAAGGCCGCTGGACAGTTGAAGTGCCATCAAACGACAAAAACTCTACAAACCACGTCCCCGCACTCGCCGAATACCACCCCGTCGTAGGCAGGCTCAGCACGTCAGCCGCGCGGGTTACTGCGCCGGAGGACGTTGGAAT